ACTTTGCGACACGCCCAGAAACGGAAATCGACATTTTGGTGGGTTGATGCTTGACATTTTGCGAAAATGCTCCCATGGGATTATTTGACCGAAAGCGCACCATTGAAACAGTCGCGCCATTACGCGGTGCAGACATAGCTGCCCAAATCGGGCCAGCTCCAACGCTTGATGCATTTTTTCCATTTGGTGGAGCTGATTACATTGCAAGCCGCGAGGAGGCAATGAGTGTGCCAGCAATCGCACGCGCTAGAAACATGATCTGCTCATCGATTGCAACAATTCCCATGATCACACGCGATAAAGCCACGGGCCAAATTGTTGATCAGCCTGTTGTAATTTCTGATCCGGACAAGCGAGTACCAGGAGCAGCATCATGGGTTTGGGCGTGTGAGGATTTACTTTTCACGGGATTCTCGTATTTTCAAATTATTGATTTGTTTGCAGATACAGGCCGCGTGCGCCAAATGTGGCGCGTTGCTCCCAATCGCGTTGGCGTTTTCTTAAACGATAAAGGCACGCAGATTGAGTATTACACAGTCGATGGATCGCGTGTGCCAATGTCTGGTGTCGGATCACTTGTGGTGTTTTATGGCAATGATGAAGGTTTATTAAATCGCGCTGGTCGCACAATCCGTGCTGGTGCAGAGCTTGAAAGAGCTGCCGCAATGTACGCACGCGAACCGGTGCCATCAATGGTTTTGAAATCTAATGGAACAGCATTGCCAGCCGATCGCATTGCTAAGCTGTTGGATGCATGGGGCGCAGCTCGTAGAAATCGCGGAACCGCGTTTCTCAATGCTGATGTTGAACTCACAACAGTTGGATTCACACCAGAGCAAATTGGCCTCAATGCCGCTCGCGAAATTATTGCAACCGAACTAGCTCGTGCCGTGGGAATTCCGGCTTACTTTATTGATGCGCCGACTGGATCATCCATGACCTATGCAAACGCCCAAACGGCGCGTCAAACTCTTTTGGACTTTTCGCTTTTGCCGCTGATGAATAGCATTTCATCAAGGCTCTCAATGCCAGATTTCACGCCTAGTACACAGCGCGTGGAGTTTGATCTCAAGGCGTATTTGCGCGGATCAGAAAAAGAGCGTGCAGACATTTACAAGATTTTATTTGAAATCGGCGCGATCACCACCGATGAAATTAGACAAATGGAGGACATGATCTCATGAAGCTAACAACACCAATGCAAATCACGGCAGCTGATTCAGATGCACGCACCATCAGCGGTCGCATAGTTGCTTTCAATGAGCACGCAAATGCATCAACCGGCAAGGTTGTTTTTGCTCGTGGATCAATTCAGCCAAATGATGTTTTTCTTAACCTTGAGCATGACAATACGCGCAGAATTGGGCGCAGCGTGGCCATGTCTGTGAACGATAAAGAAATGACAGCTACATTTAAGATCGCTAACACAACAGCCGGAACAGATGCATTGACTGAGGCGATGGAAGGCCTACGCGATGGATTCTCAATTGAATTGGCTGTGGACAATTACGAAATGCAAAAGGATGGCACCATGAAGGTGCTCAATGGACAGCTCACAGCTGTTGCATTGGTTACTGAACCAGCCGTGCGATCAGCACGGGTTTCTGAGGTAGCCGCATCAGAGGATTCTGAAACTGAAACAGTTGCAGATAACACAAACCAAAATGAAGGAGACAAAGTGGAAAACACTACCGAACAAGCCGCTCCTGCCGTTGAACCGGTAGCAGCTCCAGAAGTCGCACCTGTACAGGCATCGCGCCCAGCTTATTACACAGCACCACGCTCACCAATCGTGGACAAGGTTTCTTACCTTGAGCACTACCTCAAGGCAAGCATTTTGCATGATGAGGATTCACGCCAGTATGTAAAGGCAGCAGATAACACAACCTCAACAGCTCCCGGCATGGTGCCAACACCACAGAGCACACAGGTTGTCAATGCACTTGCCAATGCAGATCGCGGCACAATTGATGGCATCAGCCGTGAAACTCTCGTGAGTGAAGGCATGACCTTTGAAATTCCTCGCGTTACAGCTGTGCCAAGCGTTGATGCAATTGCAGAAAATGGCGCAATCACAGAATCATCACTTTCAGCCACTTACCTATCTGTAAGCGTTCAGCCGTTCAAAGGTCGCGCAATTTCAACAGTTGAGTTGATCGATCGCAGCCGTCCGGAGTACCTAACAGCTCTTTTGCAAAATCTTGAGTTTGCATACGCAAAAGAAACAGATGAGTACGCATTGGCAGCAATGCAAGCAGCTGGTGGCACAACAGCACAGGCAGCAAACTCAGCAACCGGATTCCTTGGATACACATCTCAGGCAGCGGCCGCTGTTTATGGCTCATCACTTGGATTTGCTCGCTCATTGATCGTTTCACCAACACAATGGGGAAACATCATGGGTTACAACGACAACGGCACACCACTTTACAACGCAGCACAGCCATCAAATCAGGCTGGAAATGTTCGCGGTGATTCATTGCGCGGTGTAGTTTCACCGGGCTTAAATCTTTATGTATCACGCTCATTTGGTAACGCTGGATCAACAACAGCTGATGGCGATCTGTCAATGGTAGTTGTAAACCCAGATTCTTACACATGGTATGAGAGCCCACGCTTTACGCTCCGCACCAACATCAACAGCGATGGAACCATCGACATCCTTTACTATGGCTATGGCGCACTAGCCACCAAGGTGCCAAATGGTGCACGATTTAACAACCTCGCTTAATTAACAATCAATCATCGATGGCGGTCGCTCCCGAACGCTATTGATACGAAAGGAACAGAGATGCCAGCAATAGTCACAGCCTCACAGCTCAGATCAATTCTTGGTGTCTCTGTTTCTTTGTATTCTGATGCACAGCTTGATTCATTTATTGATTCAGCTGAACAAACAATTTTGCCTTTGCTTACGCAATACCAATCATCGGTGACTTTTGCCAATGTGAGTGATTCCGTCATTTATTTCACCACATTGCGGCCAAATTATTTTGTGCCGGGTCAATCTGTAATTGTTACCGGGGCCGGAGCTTATAGCGCGACCTATACAGTCACCGATGATCGGATTGAGCCATACACCTTTACAGCTGCAACAGCGGCGGCTGATCGAACATACCCGTTGCCGTTTATTCCTTCGGCAACCGCTACCTTATCCGGTGGATCAGCCGCATCGCTTTACGCAAACACACCACCAATTGAAAACGCAATTTTGGTTGTGGCCGTTGAAATTTTTCAGAGCATTACAGCTCCCGGCAATCAGATCATGTCGGACAATTTCCAGCCATCACCTTTTGTTTTAGGCCGCAGCTTGAGCAACAGAGTAATTGGCCTTTTGGGGCCATTTTTGGATGTTGAAACGATGGCCCAATGAGCATTGAATCAGCAATCCGCACACCGCTGCAAACAGCACTTTCAACCATTGCGGCCAATGTGTACAACGGAATTCCAGAGACTATGACTAGCCCATCCATTTGTTTGGTGCCGGGATCGCCGTATCTTGAAAGTGTTTTGATCAATGGATCAACAACAAAAGTCAGAATCAATCTCAATGTGACCGGTGTTGTTGCTTATGCCAACAACGCAGCAGCTTTGGACAATCTTGAACAATTAATGATCAGCATCATCAGCACAATGCCAAATGGCTATGTGGTTGGCGATGTGAGCTCACCACAACCTTTGGAAATCGGTGCCGGTAAGTATCTTACGGCCGATTTACAAATAAGCACCTATTACACAAACTGAGGAGAAATCATGGCAACGACAATCATCACTGGCAGAGACATCACTTTCACAATTGACAGTGACAATTTCGATGCCCAAGCAACATCTGCAACATTAACTGTTGATTCAACAATCAACACATACCAGACACTCGATGGAAAAGCTTATTTCACGACTGATACGCAAGGATCATTTGCCGTGGAAATGCTGGCCGATTGGGGCGCAGCTAATTCACTTTGTGAAGCTCTGTGGACAGCTGCCACATCCGCACCAAATACAGCATTGCCTGTTGTATTGGTCGCAGATACAGGCGCATCATTTGCTTTCTCTGTACAGCCAATTTTGCCATCAGCTGGAGGCACAGCACCAGATGCACAGACTGTTTCACTTGCTTTCACTTGTGTGACAACACCTGTTTTGACGATTAGCTAACAAAGGAGATCGGGAGCATGAAACTACCAATCACAATTGAATTCACGACAGGTGAGAGAGCAACCTACACAGCTCTCCCACCGGAGTGGATGAAATGGGAACAGAAAACCGGAAACACAATTCAACAAGTATCTGAGAAATTGGGCATTGCTGATTTGATGTTTTTGGCTTATCACGCAATGAAACGCGAATCAGCTGGAAAGCCTGTGAAGCCTTTTGAGGTGTGGTGTGAAACTGTCACCGACATTGACATGGGAGAAACCGCAAACCCAAAAGTTACCAATCCGGATCAATAAACCGGACAATTTGGGAATTGGCGATTGCAACTGGATTGTCACGATCGGAATTTCAAACAGCTGAGGATGTTTTAACCGCGATTGAGATTTTAAGGACAAAAAATGGCAACTGAACCAATCACCTATGACAAGGCAGAATTGCGCGGAATTATTGGCGCGTTCAAAGGCATGGATGTTGAAGCTGTTGCTCAAGCCAAAAGTGTGTCAAATGACTTGGCCACTTATGTGCAAGGCAAGATCATTGGTGCAGCTCAAAGCCGACCAAATCAAGCTGCCTCACGAATCGCGCAAGGCTCCAGAGTAAGCAAATCATCAAAGATCGGTGAACTGTCATTTGGTTTTGTTGCTCAAAAATTTAGCGGTGGCGGAAATACTCAACAGCTTTGGGGTGGCTACGAATTTGGCTCAAATAAATTCAAACAATTCCCGGTGTGGTCTGGCCGTGAAGGCCGTGGATCGCGTGGATACTTTATTTACCCAACATTGAGAGATGAGCAGCCTTACATCATTTCCCAATGGGAGGATGCATTTACAAAGATTTTGAAGGAGTGGTGACATGGCACTAGGAGGATCGCGCACGCTCAAGCTTTCCATTTTGGCCGACATTGACAACCTCAAAAAGAATCTTGATAGCGGCTCAACCGAGGTTAGCGGATTTGGC